CCGCCCTGATCTCGTCCAACCTAGGGAGTTTCAAATTAATAACGACTACTACTTCTTTTGAAAACTTTAAAAAGAGCTATTTAGCTCCATAAAACACTCGCTCAACAAATGCTCGAGTGATTTAGATGCGTGGTGGTAACCACGCTTAACAAACTTCTTCTTGGACAAAAACTTCGGGAAATGAGCCTCAAAGACGGCTAGAAAGCCGTCTCCAGAAAAAGATGTATTGAAAGTAAATGTCCCACCTGCTCTAATGAACGAGTCAGGATTATAGGCCATTTTTGGCTCAGGTAAAAGTGCTGGGGCGGGCGGCGGTATGTCAACCGGCGCTGAAGGCGAAAGCTGACAATACTCCTGAAGATGTGCGAAAGGTGGCGGCAAGGATGGTGCCGCTTTTGCGTACCTTTCACTTTCCGCGTGCTGAACCACCACGCGGGCAAGCTCGTTGAAGGCTTCAGACTTTGTCCTTTCTGTGACCTGATACATTCGACCACGAATCACAAACAAGGCTTTCCATCCATTCAGAGTACGTTCGTACTCCACGTCACGGTCGGGGATAAGCCCGATCTGACGAAAGTGGTTGAAACGCTGCTTGAAATCCATGATCATTACCTCGATTTATTATTAATTAACAATCATTAAACAAAAACTATACCATTGATCGTCCCAGCTTCTTCTTCAATGCCTTCACAATTTATGGGACCAAAGCCAAATGGGTCGTTTTCACAAAAGTCACCATCCCACTGGACCGCGTCCCGATTCGCATACTCTATAGAAGTGACCGCCATATTGAGTCTGGCTAACAAAGGCTCAGCGGGTATCTTAACAAGAATTGCATCCAAAGTTTGTTGGATTAATTCGGTGGCAGCTTCCTGGATTTCCCAGTTAGCATTGTTTATTTGCATAGCATAAGAAGTTTCTTGATTAGACACAGCATTTTTAACGGCAGTTTCAAACACGCCGATTAAACCCTCATTAATCACCTCAATAATGGCTCCAGTTTCCAACATTTGTAGTTTAATATCAGCCAAACGAGAATTGGTTAAAAATATTTCCGCGTCTATACCCCCTAACTCACCAGTCTGTGCCTCCAGTTCCTTCATCATTTCATACAGATCTTTACGTATATCAGACAATGTGACAAAAGTGTTTGATTGGATTTCACGAGAGATTTCCAAGACACTGATGATCGTATTGGTATTGGTGATGAGCAGGGATAGTTGAGTGTCAAATAATAGAAAAGCAGCGGCGATGAGGGGCCACACACCCCCATCCCCAAGATTAATACGTTGCTGCACATTCACCATGATTAACGGGTTGGTATTAATTAAAAACAGGCAAATAATCCAATTTGGGGATAGTGACTGTGCAAGTAGTACCAACGAGCTGGGACTCGATCTTAACTGGTTCATCGCCTTCAGTGCCAATTAAGGCAACCAGCTCCTTATCGTTTATAGTCACGCCCAACTTAGCGTGCTTAACGACTCTCGTGACAAGCATACCATCTCTAGAATTCCTATGGGTGATCCGCAACGCTCTAGTGAAATGAACAATACCGCTCGACGCAGGTATGGCGGAAGCGGCAGTTAATTTCAAACAACTCCCGTCAAGTTCAACGGCGGTCACGAGGAAGTCGTAATTCACCGACTCACTGATGGTAATGACCGCTGTCCGAATGAGTTTCGCCGTACCAGTAACGGTTAAATTCCATTCAGTGAAGTCAGTACTGTCAGGCACCGATCTACACACAGCAACAATGGCGCCAAAGCTGGACCAGCGACGACTACCACTAGACATTGTGTACATAGTTCCGGGCGTTTTAACCTTAAAGGTGCAAGAGTCCCTAGGCCTAATCTGAACTGAGCCATCTTGCCGGACGATCTTATCAAGCGAAGGCTGACCGCCTTCAGCAGGGAAATTGGCATTTTCAGGGTCCGGGATGTGGGCCATCTGTATCGACCCAGAAGACGTACCAAAGGGCGAGCCAGTCTGAACTATAACCTGCAAATCATCAAGGCCCCAGCGTTCATAAGCTTTCAGCATCTCTTCAAGGACAGGCTCAAGCGTGCCGTCAAGGAAAAAGACAGCTAAAAGCTCACCCACTTTAGTGGAACCCGCGAGACGGATAACTTTAACAACCTTGATGTTGTAATAACCGGTTGCGGAGTCGGATGTAAGGTCGACGTCTTGCGTTGACAACGAGTAGTCAGTTTGCGGAGCAACGCGAGTGTCGGGCGCACGATCAGACGGCGCCGCTGCCATCCCATCAGTAGAAGTTGTGGCAGACATAAGTATAAAACTTGTTGAATAGGCAATGCAAGCAGAACGAAGAGTATAGCTGGCCTAAACATGTTGCTTTGTGATTTTATTAATTAGACGTTCCTAATAGTGAAGCCAGCGGGTGTCCAAGTGTCTTTCGCATTCGTAATAGTGTACCTGATATCGTCGCTAGGCGTCGGAATCAAACTAGCAACCTTACTGGCATCAAATTGTAGCCAATACGAGCCACCATTGTCTATATACTTCCCTCTGGTCACTGGGAAATTTATGGCAACCGTCTTTTCAGGGTCATCAGTGTCACCTTGACCAGCTACTAACATATTGATGTAAAAGGGCTGGAAAAAGAATGTTTCTGGATTCCCTGTGTAACCGGTACCGCGGACAATCACGTTTGCGTAGGCTCGGTTGTAAGCCTGGTCAAAGACAAAGGCATGGTCTTGGCCCTGACTGGTCAACTGGTAACCTGGAATGCGATTAAACTCAACAATTGGTGACGTCCGAATTGTGGGGCAATAATAATTAACACGCGCAGTCACAGTGACATTGACCATCTGCGCGCTATCCCAATCCTCTATACCGGGTATTGCCTTCTTATCGTAGAAAGCAGAAAAGAAGAAGGAACCAGGGCTAGTGAAACGGTTTGTCACTGGCCCCGTGAAAAATTTTGTACGTGGGATTGGCAATGTGTAAGTGCAGTGATGGCCTAGGCGGAAAGTCCTGGCATCAGTGTAGCGCATGGGGAAATGCGTGAAGGGTCCCTTCCCATTGTCTCTATCGTAATTGGGAATAGTGGTTCTCTCAGGGTCCATTATCCAACCCGTTCTGGCAAAGCCGTGAATATACTGCCAGTTGGCCGGGAAATTAAAGGCAATGGTCATGTTGTCAACTTCATACGCTTCAAACCGATCCATCAACTTCGCGCCGGCAAGCAAAAGAAAGTCCCTAACAGAGTGTATGAAATCAGTGTCGGCTTTGATATCCTGCAAATTCACTTTAATCAATTCCGACCCCGCTAAGGTGTGTTTATCATACCTACGCACACCATAATTGTGGAAACCGACTGAATCCTTACCTGAACCAGCAAAAGCGGGTGAACCATGGGTTTTATGTGGTTCATAGCCAAAAGTAGTTGGCTGAGTTGGTGGGGCTGCCGCCCCAGCGCCGAGCAAGGAATTATCCATCACGCTCGATTGGTATTGCGTGGAATGTTTATTAATTAACGACTTTAACCCTCAAAGTCGAAGCCGACACTTGTACTTTCTACTATCAGCCCGCATTTCTTCTTCATTCGGTTGATAAACCATTCCTCCTCACGAGCAAACGAGCGTAGGTAGTTAAGAAGCAAGCCTGCTTCACCTACCCCTATACCATACTTGACTGATACTACCATAATGTTCTCATACTCAGTTTGGGTGTCATTTATCAGTGACAAACAGTCATCGACAGCTACTTGAAGCTCTCTTATCCTCCCGTTGTCCTTGAGGTTCCTAGACAGGCATTTGGCAGCCACACGAACTAAGTCAATGAAGAGTTTCCCATTATTAACCAAGAATGAAACGAACTCGCCAACTCCCGACCAATCTTCTTTAAAGTTCGCGAATTCGAAGTTCACCCTTTTGATGTTAGTAGCGCGAATGTGGCAATCATCCCCTTGGAACAGGGCGTAAGACAAGCCTTCAACGTCATACGCCCTGCCAGTTTCAGCTATAATATGCATGGTGTTAGACGCCAATGTGTCTGCACGTCCTGATTGAAACTGCCCTTTAACGTTGATACTAGCTGCTAAATTGTCCATACGCCAATAATCATTCGGCCGATCAACTGCCTGAACAACCACATCCGGCACACCACACTTGCCGTAGATGTACCTCATCAACTGTGAGACAGCTCTATTCTTCGTGGTGTCCTGTTCCGAGATGTCTAGACTGAGGGAGTCCATTTTAACATCACGTCTCTCAGTACGGATCTGTAATTTCCGACTCAGTGCCTTTGGGTTCTGCCCATAACCCAAGTAAACACCGGGTTTCAGGCATTCTCCAACTATACGCTCCGCCCAGTTAATATGTGGACTGACAACCTGGTTAACTTCTTTGGGCTGAGCTGATACCATCTGTCCTCCTTTAATGTAAATTAGGCCGTCCGCTTCTTTGACATTTATGTAAGAATTTTCGCCCACTTTACATTTCATCTGCACCTTATTAAAGCACTTTATTTCTTCCGTAGTACTGAACAGCTCACCCCACAATCCCGTTTCTTTCTGATTTTGTTTGGCAGCCGCCCGCAATAGGCTTTGGGTGCGGCATATCTCTAGTTCTTCTACTGTAGGCGGGCGTAAGGCGTTGATATCAACGAACTTTGCAAATCCGTTGATCAACTGCTCGGCTTGAACTGCCACCTCGGCGTCAGTCAAGTGCTGCCTTTGAACAACACCATACCGTTCGACGGTGGTATGAATCCTGTGATTGGCGGAGTTGTTCTGGTTCATACCAAAATGGAAACCCATCTGGAACACGCCGCTGGTAGCATAATCTTCAGTGAGCGGCTGTGCGGTCTTCACAGTCATCCGTCGTCCTGGTTTAAGTTCCCTGTTCTTAAGCACGTTCACGTTCCTAATATCACCTGCCAAAGTGGACGTCGTAGGGGCTACAGTCGCGACCACGTAACTAGCCGCGGAAGCATCACACTGCCTAACGGACTCCAATGGGACGTGTTGAGTAGGTTGTTCTTCAACGAATTGCCGAGCAGTGCCCGACTCATCAACGACCAACTTCGGGTCAGGCCCGCACACCGTTTGCAGAGGTACAATGTCCCCAGTAGCGTGCGTTGCGTTGACGACGTACTCCTTTGGCACGGCCATTGTAACAACGTCGCCCATCTGTTCGGCAATATTGGCGACGAGCTCCAGCCTATTGCGGCCTTGCGGTTTCAAAACAGCTCCAGCTGACATCGCCGCAAATTTTGGGGTGTCCTTTTCAATGACACGAGTTTCCAAGGCTTCAGAATACCCGTGAGGTGTGCTGAACTTCGTGCGAGCACCAACAAGCATGGAGCGCGCTCCAACTCGACCACACAAGCAGAACTTCCTACTAGGGAACAACGACTTTGCCATTTGTTCAGTGTACTTACTACAGTACAAGTAGGTCTTCTGTTTGGCTCTCGTCAGGGCAACCACAGTCTGGCTTGGTATTTTCTTGATGAGAGTGCCTGCAACAGACGTCAGGGCCAGGTGGAATTCCTCGACCCGCAGCCCCTGGCTTGTCGCCACTGTGTTCCACCCTTTCTTAGTGGAATTCTTCAAGTCATAGCAGAACATTTTCACATGCTCATGCTTCTCCTCACACCCCTCAACGCACGGCTCCACGTCTCCATGAGAGCGTAAACACAAACTGTCAGCTATCTTAGACCGGGTGTAAGTTGGTTCAGGCTCCGTCTCATTCAGGCGCATGACGACATCTAAGGCGGCGGTTCGACTTATGTTGTATCGCGGCACTTTTGTGGTCACTTCTGACAGTTTAGTTACAGCGGGCAAATTTGGCGACATTTGCCTACGGTCGCCGACTGCCGTTACCCTGCCTTTCTGCAAGAAAAAGGCTACTACCCGTGGGTCGTGCAAGAAGAGTTCGTCTATATAGAACACTTCTATCTCGGCTGCCACAGCTTGCAACAAGGCAGCGCTCCAGCTAGCTGCGCGGTAACCATCATCTTTGAAAGCCTGCGCCAAGTTCTTCGTGGGCGAGACAATCAAATAGTCTTTAACCCCAGATTTTTTTATATGCTGTTTGATTGCGTAGGACTTCCCGCAGGCATAAGTCCCATCCATAAGCTTGATCTTATATTTACCAGGTTTGAACTTCCAATCCTCAATGGCGTTATACACCTCACGGTGGAACTTCTGATGGACGCCTTTTGTCTCTTTGAGCGCTTGCTTGAGGGTGACATCATAATGCACTTCTCGCGACAAATCTATGTACGCATCATGGAACTGAATCTCCTTTTCCACATACAGCGGTCCATGTATCTTTCCATCAACTATTTTCTGAATGACACCGTCATAGGGCAAGTCCTTATAACAATCATGGACAACACCCTTGAAGTTCATGCTCACAATATTGGTGTCGCCCAACTCACACACTAGCGTGTGCTCGGCTAGTGCCCTGGCGATTTCAGGTATTTCATTGCTGTTGACAGTTGTCGCTGTGAGTAAGTTCGCCAAGTCGAGCTGGAGCACCTCACCTGGAGATTCGGGTCTAGTAAGAGGGAGTTTCACCATCCACTCAACAATATGCCTCGTGACCAATGGGACGTCCCTGTCTTCCGCAAGTTCACCAGGTTCTTCCTCTTCATCATACAGATCTCTCTCTTCCTCAGCGTCTGTAACGCTAGCCGCACATTCGTCAGGCTGGGCGCCAACCGAGGGCCCCGAGTCAGGTCCCCCAGCCACTCCAGCTGGCTGCGCATCATTTTCTCGCGCTGTAATTTCAAATTGCTTGTCCTTCTTCCTACCTGGCCTAACAGGCTTAGCGTCTTCGGCTTGAACAACCGCAAGGCTACGAGGCATTGCTTGTGGAGGTTTGGAGCTCCGGGGTAAGGGCACAGGCACCCTTACAATGTTCCTAGGGGTTGGTACGGGCATCCTAAGCGCCAGAGGCGGAGCAGAGGGCAGCGGGTTAACTTTCCCAGCTGCTAATTGATGAGCGGCAAGCCTACTATCCAGGCTACTTTCAACAATGTAATTCTCCCTACCATAGTCTTCTGTGTCGTCAACCGGAAAAGTCCGCCCAAGGCTTATGGTATCTGGAGCCTTGCCCTCGCATCGGTGGCTCTCAGGCAGTTCGTTCTCGTTCACGGGTCTAAACCGCCTGCCTCCGTAGATGCTCCAATTTGCGGCATAAACTTCATTAGCTTGCAAGGCCTTGTGGGTGAATACCCACCAGTGCTGTAATTCCTCCAAGAAGGCTCTGTTCAATCCACTTTCCATGGTGTAACGGAAATCTTGCAGCTTGATGACGACTTTCCCGGCGTTGGCTCGCAAATTTTTCATCGCAGTACACTGAAACGCAGACAAGTACTGTTTCGGCAAGTCAGCACCAAGATCAGCAAAGACGTCTTTCCCACCGACGTCGCTCAGACATTCATGGCACATCAAGTTCTTGTCAACATTATAAGTCTGCTTGGCAGGGTAATTTGGCAATAAGTGCCCACGCGCGTACCGCGTATCTATCCAGTGTTCTACTTTCCCTTTGTAGTTCTGCCACACCGTCTCGTCATTGCACGGCGCCGCGCACGCGTTGACGAGCACTCGTTGCCTTTCCTTCCGGCCTTTGAAAAACTTCCCCCTCAGTGGTCGCAAAAGTTGCAATGCAACATCAGTCTTATGATAGTTACTTTCTCCAACGGCAGAAAGGTAACGCCTATCGCTCCACTCGGTACAGTTGTGCTTACGTCCCATCCTGTCAAGGACGTACAATGTCTTCGGAGTTGAGTGAGCACAAAGTTCATCACTAGCTATTTCTAAGGTGGCATGCCCACCATTCACATTGATGTACTTGGCGTTACCTCCAACGAAAGTCTTCCAATTGTCAACTTCCCTTTCAGTTGGGAATTTTTGAAGCGGAATGTAAGCGCCGACTTTCGCCATACACTGGTTGAAACAATGACCTTCAACTGGTGGGTCATAATGGAAGTCGGTCTGGCGGGGCAACTTGACTGGCGTAATATGGTGTCGTCGGGCAACCTCTTCATAAACATCGACCACTGGCTTTTCCTCATTAAGCACAAACTGCCGGAAAGCGTCGTGCAATGGGGTGGTTTTCATGACTTCGTGAGCGAATCTTTCTGCACGTGCCAAATTGGCACTTTGTGAAGCGGCAGTAAGTGAGGGTGTCATGAATAGTTCTTTTAAGGAGGAAAAGAAACCCTTTTCAGCAGTCAACCTCACCACATTTGTGGAAGCATAACCCACCACGCGAGTGCAACGAGACCTGGCGATGTACGAGCGCAAAAGCAAAAGAGAAACTAGGTCAGCCAGATCACCTAAGCTCATGTTGTGTCCCTTCTGCAAGGCATAGCTGCCGACTACAATTTTGTACATCTTGCTGGTGAGAATTATCCCGGCTGTTTGCCTATCCACTGCGTCATCCTTCCTATTCAGCAGAAAAGCATCGATCTCGGACAACATTTGTCGTGGGACGTTGTAGTGTGGCGCGTCACGGAAAGCGACGGCAAGCTTACGCAAACTCACTGCGAAATTTCCAAACCAACCCATACTGAGTTTATTGCTCAATTCAGCCATGATCGGGATCCAGTTGGTTATACGGATCTCATCAGTGCGCTGCGGAATAAAGCGCACTATCTTTGCTTCTCCTTGCACTCTTGTGATGCTCAAAATGCAAATCCGGCCTACCCACTTATAGTGCTCAAAAAGCAAGTTGAAGTTGTAACCATGATTTCTGCCATCTTTCACACCGGCCCTAAGGTAACTCTGCCAGGTTTTCAAGTCTTGCGCATACGGTATGCTGTCATCACCGGCAAAAGCCATAAGGCATTCTTGCCCTTTGACTATGAAGTTAAGCTCGGAAAGGTCGTCGTAAGTGGAAATTCCCTCAAGCAAGCCTAGGGGGAAAATCATGGCAGACTTCAATTGATGCACTGCCTTGTTGTGGAACAATTTAAAAAGGCTTTGCATGTCCAACCAGAAGAGAACCTGATTGCACACTAATTTCTCTGTCTTATCATGGTTGAACTCAGCACCGCACCAATTTTCTGTGCGGTGTATGTAGTTGGCAAGCCGCTGGTCAAACTCCAGGCCACTCAGGACGGCTTTAGTTGCCCTGTAATCTTCTCGCCCGTCCATCTTCTGGCTAGGTAAGTGGTAGTCATCGAGCGGAGATATGGCGTTCATATGATTGCCAAACTCGTTGCCGCTCCAGCGTTTCAATATGTCAGCTGCAATAAAATGTTGAGCGGCAGCTATCCCGTGTTGGGAGAAATTACGGGCGGCTATGGCGTCGTGATCTGGTAACGCCATGAGAGGCGCTATAAGCTCATTGAGCTTTGTAAGTTGGCTCCGCTTGAGATCAAAAGGGAGCCGATAAGCGCCAGCTACACGCTGGGCAAGGAGCTCGTGATCGAGCTCATGGAACGTTTCCCTGCATGCATTACCCGAGTAATTTGTGGGTTCTAGAGCAGAGTTGGTCCCTAATTGGTTTGTGCAGAGGCGCTCGTAAGCGTCGAACTGCAACATTGCTAACTAAGCGCGCACCACTAGGATGCACACACAAAGTTTGTATGTTTGTGTGTAAGTTACACTGCTCCTCGTAAGGAACAGCGGAAATGTGTATT